GAAAGTATCTTTGTTTGGTAGCGATGTGGACGCTCCAGAATGGGCAAAGGTAGATGTGTTTTACCGCAATCCAAATTCTGATGAGCGTGGGCCAAACATGTTGGCAGAAAGCGGCTCTGCCGTTTTAAAAAGAATAGACTCTATTGAGCAAGGATTGCTTAGAGAAGAGGCTAAATTCCAAGAAGTTGCAGGCTTGTTGGAAACAACAGACATCAGCCAAGTGAATCAATTTGGCAATTTAATTGTTCAAACGGGAAGAAATCTTGGCGTATTGGATGTTGGCGAAAAGGGTACTAATTTAGCTAGATTAAAATATCTTTTGAAGACCATTGAAATCTCCGAGACAGCCAACATTCTTGGTGAGGCTGGCAAAACGTTGTCTGATGTTGACCGCCAATTGGTCAGAGACATTGTTGGTCAAATTGATTTTTCCAATGCTGATGAAGGTCTTCTCAAGGACAAGATGAGAGAAATTTATAGCTTAGTTATTACTAAGGGCAAAAATAATATTAACGCCGCTAGAACAGCTTTGGCTGAAGACTATGCAGTAGGTGTCGGCACAGAACAATCCGCTCCCAGCGGGATGACTCAGACCGGAGAAGATTCTGAAGGTCGTCCCAAGTACAAACTTGATTAGGCCAAGAGGTAATTATGGGTGAGATATTAGTAGAAACCCCTCAAGGCGAAGTTATTGTAGAGATCGCCGGGTCTGAACCTACGCCCGAAGAGCAACAAAAAATCAGAGCGTCTTTTTCTAGCGGCCCGAAACAACTTGCAACTGGGTCATTCGATGATCTGTTAGCTCAAGCAAAATCTGCAAATGTAAGTCAAGGATTTGATTACGAAACTGGCGCAGACTCTGGCCTTCGTGCCATGATGTCTTTTGGTGATATTGCAGAGGAGCGAGAGGCTATTCTATTAAAAGCCGTTGGCGAAGCTGGATATACAAGAGACAATCAGGGGCGCTTGGCGCTTACGCCTGAAGGTCAAGAAATAAGAGGCATGACCCCATCCGACAAAAATATTGTTATTGAGGATGAAGGATTTACTCTTGGTGATTTTGCTGATTTGGCAGGGATTCTACCAGAAACTATTGGTGCCATTACTGGCAGTATCTTGACCGCTCCAAGCATTATTGCAACTGCTGGTGGAGCGGCAGCGGGTGCCGCCGCTGGACAGGCTTTAGAAGAAAGCATAGAAACAGCACTGGGTATCCAAAAACAATCTTTACCAGAAGTTCTCGCTGATGTTGGCCAAGAGGCTGCACTCGCTGGTGTGGTTGATTTAGTTACGCTTGGAACATTTCGCGCTGGTAAAGCCATCGTTGGTGGAGGCGCAAAGCGTCTATCAGCCGCTGGCGAGCCTGTGGATTCTGCGATGGGTCGTGAGCTTGTTGATAGAGAATATCGTCCAAGCTTGGAGCGTTTGGGAGCGCCAACAATTCTCTCCAAAGGCGCTAAATTTGTTAAGGGTGCTACTGGTGATGTTAGTGATATTGTTAATAACACAACAAAGGCTCTGGAAGAAAAACAAGCATTTTTAGATGCTTATAAAGCCATCAGTGCAGAAGAAGGTGGCGATGCTTTTATCGGCACAACCAAGAGAAAAATGGCGGAGCTTTCGGCGAAAGAGGCAGCCGCCTCTCGTAGTGCGCTGAAGGCCGTTCAAGACAGTATTGATTTTATTGGACGTTCCGTAGATGAGGGAACCGATATCAACAACGCAACTTTGAATGCGGTTACATCTGCTTTCAAAAACTTTCAAGAAGTTGCCGTATCAGAGTTTCGGGTCATGGATGACATGATTTCAAGATTGGAAGCGGGTGCCATTTCTGATGCCGCTTCAGTTAATGGCAGAACAAGAATTGTTCCTGTGGCTGGAATAAAATCTGCTGCTGATGATTTGATTGAAACAACTGGATCTAAACAAGTTTTGCCCGCCCCCGTGCAAATTGCATTAAAGGGAATCGAAGATCTGAACAAATCAGGCAGAGCCTCCTTTGAACAAATTGCCACACAACGCAAATTAATAAATGATGCGCTGTTTGAAACAAATCTTGGCCCAGCGGCAACTGAACAATTGTTCAAGCTTCGTGACGCTTTTGATACTTCTTTGTCAGCAGATTACTTGACTGCGAATATTAAAGGACTAAAATCGCCGCAACGTAAGTTATTGAAACAGATAGAGGATCAACGTAAGAAAGCTAGAAATACTTATTCAACAGGCATGGATAAGTTCGATGATCTTCGTAAATTTGGAATTATTAGAGATATACGCCAAGCCACAAAAGATGGCAGATTTGACTCTGATAACTTCTTTGCAAAAATTGTTCGTAAAGACCAGCCAGAACGTCTTAAATCTGTGTTAAACGCCGTAGAAGATTCAGAGATTGTGCGTAGTCAATTAGCTAGATCTTTTGTTGATGATGCAATGCAGCGCACTAGCGTTGATCTCCTTAATCCAGATCAATTCAATGGAGCGTTATTCCGCAACCGCATCACCAATATCGGAGATCCAACCGGGAGAGTGTTGTTTGGCGCTGATTGGCCGCAAGTAAAAAGTCTTGCGGATACAGTAGCTCAAGTTGGCACGAGAAACATTTCACGAGATGCCGTTGAAAATATTGTTCGTCTTGACGCCGACAAAGGCATCGTTGAATCAATGAACGATTTGATTGGTGTTAAAAATGAAATAGGAAGACTAAGCCAAATAAAGGCAGTGGACAAGTTGAACAAAGGGAATCTTACGCCAGAAGAGGCTGTAGGAGATCTAATCAATTACAAGACAAAACCTGCTGATTGGAAAAAAATAGAAGAATTGTTCGCTAATGATCAAACTGCGCTGCAAGATGTGCGTAGATCTATGATTGAAAAAATTCTGGGTGCCGTAGATGAAGATGTATTTACTAGTCCTAAAGCAGCGGCCACTTTAAAAACTGAAATTGGAAGATACGACCAAAGCGTGATGAAACAGGTTCTTGGTGAGCCTGTTTATGACAACATAAACAAGTTTGCTGACGAAATGATTTATCTTGGGGATGTCGGCAAGGAAGGCTCTATCGCGCAGGGCGCTATTACAGCGCAGCTTAGTCAAAACCCGGTACAAGCAGTGACTCGTGATCTTCGCATGAGAGGTATGGCCAAGTTCTTCTCTAACCCAGCGTTGATAAATTATTATGCTGGTAAGGGAACGTCCACCTCTATGGGTAATGTTCAAGGCGTCTTCAACGGAATTGGTAATGTCTTAGAGGCATCAGCAACAGCGATGACAGCCGGAAGGCAATTTGGCATAAGAGCCTTTAACGAACAATACAATAGAACAATGGATCGTCTTGACGCAGCCGCTAATCAACCAATAGCACCAGTAGCACAACCATCTGCGTCATCAGGTCTTGGTTCAGTTGATGTAACGCAGCCAATACCACAAACAGGAACAATTGCACCTGTTCAACCGCAAGCATTTGATAAGAGTAAGATCCGTCAAATGGCAACAAACAACCCAGCGGTAGCACAAGCTCTTGGCATTCGTGGAGCAACAGCAGGACTTCTATAATGAACAAAGAACAATTGCGTGAAGAAATAGCCGAAGACGAGGGCTGTAAATTTGAGGTGTACCTCGATCATCTGGGCCTTCCCACGTTCGGCATTGGCGCTCTGGTGAAGGAGGGTGACCCTGAATGTGGTCAGCCTGTCGGAACCCCCGTAAATGAAGAGCGTGTACGTCAACGGTTCAATCTGGATATTGCAGTGACTATAGAAGACTGCAAGGTTCTGTATGACGACTTTGATGACTTACCCGAAGAGTGTCAGCACATCATAGCTAACATGATGTTCAACATGGGTAGGCCCAGACTTAGCAAGTTCAAGGGCATGAAAGCTGGGGTTGATGCTCGTGATTGGAACAAGGCGGCAGATGAGATGGTAGACAGCCGCTGGTACGATCAGGTAACTAACCGCGCCAAGCGTTTAGTGGCTCGTATGAGG